TGGAGTATTGTTCTCCTTTGCCACACCCATAGTCTAATACTGTTTGAGCATGGTAGCGATCCATAAGAGTCCGTATCTGATTGTGATAATTTTTGCTATCGTTGCCGGCCCAGTTTTTAGGATTGCTTTTTTGGAACTGTTGACCAAGTTCCACGCTGGTGGTATAATATTTACTTGGCTGATTCATTGCGTTCCTATGAAATGTTTGATTGGATCAATTAGTTCCGTTTTCAATCCGTTATAGATTCTTTGCTGATTGTAAAACAAAGAATGATTATGCTCAATACGATTCAACGTTTCATTGTTGTATGGACACTTTTCGTAGTTGGATACGTTATTGAGTATGAGTGATATTTTCTTTTGTAGATCAGATTCGTCATCATAACTTTCGTCAAACAAGTTGTCGTATGTGGCAAATCCTTGTGATTTAAGATAAGTTAATATTCCTGTCTTGCCTAGCACCATAAAAGGATGCCTAAAGCCGACGGGTTTGTAAATTTTTTCTGTTAAAAACACAGTCGCCCAGTCCCATGATCTTGCAGATTCGAGCACTATAGAAAAACAAGTAGAATCATACCAGTCAGGATTTGATTGTCGATGCCATGCTAGTCCCGGAATAGGGTCGTCCATTGGTAACACAATACCGTTCTGTGTACAACTATACAAAGCTTCAGATTCTAACCAGGGAGCAGCAGCTTCTAAAAACTCAAGTCGCCAAGATCTTGCATGCCCTACTGGACAAAGTATTTTCTTTGCATAAGTTCGCCTAGGCACATATTCATGATACCCATATTGTTGCCAATGAAGACTTTCATTATACCAGAAAAAATTAGGAATAAAAACAATTCCCTCCACTGGTTCTGCATGATAGCTCCCATAGAGATAAAAATGATTTGGATTTTTTAATCTGGCATGTAATTTTCCGTATTTTCCAGAAAAACTTTCCCAGGTAACATCCACAATCAGCCGTTTATCATCAAATTTTTTTCTATGTTCTTCCAACAAATATTGCCTCGCACCCATGACAAACACAGTATCTTTATCGTAGGTTTTATCATGATCGTAATGCTCAATAACAAAGTTATCATTGATTATTTGCTGAAACCATTCTGAATGGAAAAACGATTCCGACTGATATGGCGAAAGATATATGACTAATTTTTCTTTCTTTGTCATTTTTCTTTCTTTGTCGTTAGGTACCAGGGCATGGCGTCTGGCATTTTTTTGTGCCCAAACTTTTTCATATCTTCGATGATATAATCATATCCTACTTGCCACGGATCAAAATTATCTGGTAATTGTTTTCTAATTAGATAGACTTGAGACATGACATTATACGCCCTATCTTGTGTGTTCAATATTGATCGAAACAACTTTGTGCCACACGTCCGTTTTAAAGACCTGGCTGATTCTATGTTTTGATATATTTCTTTTTTATTTTTTAATACATTCTTATTGACAACAACAACAAAATCTTGGACCCAGGGCTTTTCACTAATATATTCTTTGGTATATGTATGTCCGATATAGTCTTTCCAGTTGCATCCGATAAAAGATGCATCTTGCATACCATCAACAACTAATTTTACTTCTTTAACTATGGCATCCATTGCGCTATCGGTAAACCAAAGGTCGCTTCTAAACTTCACAATGATATTCTCGTTAATCTGTTCTACACCCTCTAAGAAATCAAAAATTTGTATACCGCCACTTTGTTGCCACGGACTGGGACTGTGTTGGCCAATTTCTCTAGTAAAATCATACTTAACAACAGGTGCTATTTTTTCTAATTCAGTCAGTAGAACCTGATGATTTGCATGACTCATGGATACATATCGACGGTGCCCTATATACATTACTGCAATCATAAAAAATCTCTGAGATTGTCGTAATCACGTTTGATATTTATAGCCACTGCCCTGGGGTAAGGATTAGCCTCATTATAGTCGTTAATTAAAATACGTTTGGCATTGGATAGCCCCGACAGTAATTTAAAATTAACGAATCCTAATTCAGTTAACATTTTTTCTGTAATGTCATGCTGCTGAGCAGGTCGAGCTGTTGTAAAAACAACTTCACTGCCTGTTGCTATTAATTTTTTAATTGCTGATATATTTTGTTCTAATACTACTGGTTTGGATCCTATTTCTGTTCTAGATTGTGCTTTGATAATAGTTCCATCTATGTCACAAAAAATTACAGCCTTGTTGTTGTACTCAAACCAGTCCTCAGCAGTGCCCACATCAACATAATTATATACTGTACTTTCTTTAAAAATAACTCCTGAATTTAAACATTCCTCAATAACATGACTAACAAATATTTCCTTAACATAAGCATTTTGTAATTTATCAAATGCAGATATAAACAAATCAGCAGATTCAAATTTGTAACCGCCCACACAAAACTTATCTGACACCACTTGTTTTTCAATAATGCTGGTAATGATCCCTTGATCATTAGACACTACGAAACTTTTAGACGCTAATCTTTTTAGTATTTCGTGATCTTTTATATTGGAAACACAAACATAATTTCCTTCTTGATAGTCATGACCAAAGAAACTGTCACAGTCCTTGATTAGAAATTCTTCAGTAGTTAATCCTGTATGTTTTAAAATTTGATAAACAGTATCAGCGGGTCCGGTTGTTTGTGTTTCTAGTACTACTACTTGTATAGAATCCCCATATTCGCTTTTGATGTATTCAGCAGTATTGTATGTGTCGTTGTGCTCTTTCAAAATACCAATGGTAATGTTATATTTGCCGATAAAAGACTCCAAAGATCGCTCAAACATCATCCGGCCCTGAAAATCGGACAAAGTATATTTTGGCCGCATGTTGGGAAATCTTGTTGACAATCCGGCTGCTGGCATTATTATTTCCATAACGATCTAATTCCTTCTAATAAAAAATTTCTCTCAAGTGTACCAGGTTGACTGTGTCGATACACTCTCAACAACATTAGAATCAACAAGTAGTCATTGTTTGCTATTGGATACTGTTGCAATATTTTTTGCTGTATATGTTTTGTTTTGACATTTAGCATGGCATTGTTTTTTCTAGTAAACCAACCCAGTTCTAAATCCTGTCTTAATTTTGCAATATCAAATATGTATGAATCGTACTCTATTGTTGCACAATCTATTAGAAAAAATCCTCTATCCGCGGTCCAGATAATGTTCTCTAGTGTTAGATCTCCATGATAGTTTGAACTAGGCAATTGCCGGGGCAATCGATACAACAGTTGTTCGCAAGTGAATGGCAGTTCATCAAAGTTGATTTCTTGTAATTTTTTGATATAGATTTCTGTATAATCTTTGTTCATTGAGATAGTAGAAAATTTCTCTAGTATGCACAACAAAAACTCCAGCAACTTTTCGTAATTGTTTGTTCTAAGATACGATTTTATATCAAGCCCGTGCAAATATTCCATGTCAATCATTTTTTCCGAAACGGTATACAATTGGGGCAGTGGATAATCCTTACACAATACTTGCATACGCTCTAGGTTCCTTGACACATCTCCGGTCTTGCGTACAAAAAGTTTATCGTGTTTCTGCATCAACAATATTTGATTCCCAGAAAACCCGTGAAATTCTTTAACCACTTTGGCAGCCATGTTATTTGTATGCAACAACTCGACTATCCGCTAATGTTTTTTGATATCTAGGAGATTCAATTATTGTTTTACTATATCCATGTTCTTGGTACAGCAAACACATGCTTTCTTCAGAGTATCCCCACTTGTGCAACATAGATATATCTTTGTATCTATCTATGTTTCCGTATATGCCAGCGACTGCTCTTTTTTGAATTTTGTTATTGGTTGAATAGATACTACTGGGATCGTTCACAATGAATTGACACAGTTTTAATAAATCTGGCCATTCAGTGGCCACAAAGCCGTTGGGTTTTAAAATTCTCAACCACTCCTTGATCATGGCAGACATTTCACCTCTTGATATATGTTCAATCACATGAACGGTTAAAATTTCATCCACTGAGTTATCTGGAATAGGATATGGATCAGTGAGGTTGTGTATGGTCACACCGGGTTGTCCCGTACAATAATCTCCGTCAATGTTGATCCACCCATCATAGAGATTTGGGCCGCATCCTAGATGTAACTTAACAGGCAGTCCTTGTTGTATGATTTCTTGTATTTTATTCTCAAGCATTCTTAATCTCCATAAATTATTTTACAGCAACTACTCTACTGTCGTTCGGAGTTTTTCTGTATAAATTCTCTTCGGAAGTGACAGATGAGAATCCAATTTTCTTCATTAACTCTATTAGAGAATCTATGCTATATCCCCATGCATGTTTCATTGCCGTATGTTTAAATCTAGGATTACCATAAATCACATGCATAGTATGTTTTGTTACTCTTTTATTTGCTCTTGATTGAGTTTCTAATAAACTACTTGGATCTTTTGCAATTTGTAGACATGCCTTTAACAGATCCGGCCACTCGGTAGACAGTTGTCCACCTGGACGTAGGATTCTATGCCATTCAGCAAGTGTATCCTCTATAGCCCAACGATCTATATGTTCAATAACATGAACAGTTAGTATCTCATCTACACTATTATCGGGAATAGGAAATACAGTGGTGATATCATGTATGATTACATTGGGATCGTCCTTCATGTATTCACCATCAATATTTACATATCCATCAAAATATCTATTACAGCAGCCAAGATGCAGTTTAACAGGCAATCCTTGTTGTATAAGTTCTTGCACCTTGTTATTAAGCATGTTTTTTAGTCCCAAGCATATTGCTATTTAAATATTTAAGATATTTTTTAGTCTCGATCCCATTAGCATCAAATTCAACATGTGCAAAACTACGATCAGTAATATTGTCCATATCCTGAAATAGAATATCTCCTTCTGTTTTACTTGACCAAGCGAAGTGATCCCACTCAAATGTTGGATATAGATATTGTATTGCTGAATAGGTAAATCTATAATAATCTTTTGGATAGCCATGATATTTCCATACCCAAGGTACTGAAATATATAACTTTCCACCAGGGCGAACTACTTCTGATATTTTATCTGCCATGACCCATGGATTGGGAACATGTTCCATCACACTACAACATAGCACAAGATCAAAATAATTCTTAGGTAGTGGATTTTCCGGAGTTGTAAGATCACAAATCACATCAATTCGTCCTGGTGGAGTAGAGTCTTTGAGATCAGTTGTGATAAATTCAAATCCCTGTGGTGCAAACAATTCACGATATCCTGCAGTGAGCAGAGCACCTATTTCAAGCACTGGACCATTTATCTTGGGGCAAACTTGTTTTATGTATAGCAATTCATTTAGTGTGGCCATATTACTTCTTTATTTGTGTTATGATACTATCGATGAATTGTTTACTTAACATCTGTGCTGAGTAATGTTCTTCTGTGTACTTCTGTCCGGCAGTGATCATTTCAATCACTTTAGAGGGATTAGCACAAGCCCACTTAATGCCTTCAATGTAGTCACCCTGCCAAGTGTATGGAGCAAACTCTTCGTAACTGGCCAAAGGAGTTGTGATCACAAATCTACCAGACATCAAACTGTCAATCACACGATTTGCGCTCTTGGTATCAGTTCTTGGATTATCAGTCAGCACCGGCATCAGTACAATATCGCAGTCTTGCAATAACTGTCCCTGTAATTCCCAAGTCCAGGTTTGCATGTCTATGCGATCAAAGTTGATATTGTTGACTGCTCCTTTTGATTGTCTAAGCATCATTTTACTGAGAAGTCTTTCAGTTTTGCTGCTGACCATGGTGTACCGATAATTTTTTATTTCATTTTCTAGTCGTTGCCACAACTCAACTATGGGTAAAAATTTAAAACTAGATTGGCTACCAAACCACAACAGTTTCAGATCCTCCCCAGGGGCAAATGCCGGCGCAAGTTTTGGTCGTTCAAATGGATCCGGCATTACAATACTGTCTCGGCCGGTGTGCTCCTTCACGCTCATGCCCATTTGCACACTGTTGACTGTGACCAAATCAGCAGCAATGCAACATGGTGCGTATTCAGGCTGTTCATCAAATTTATTATCACACAGATCATAAATTGTTCGAGCACCACGTCGTTTGGCCTCTTGTATCTGTTCTACCTGACTAAGTTTGAGAAATATCACCAGGGTATCGCTATCTATTTCGTCCCAGTCTGTTAACACTTTTGCATCATACCCCTGAGCTGCCAGGGCTTGGCAGGTCACTTCACCGCGTAACCTGTGACTGGCTCTCTTGGTTCTGAATTTGCTACTGGTAAATCGTATTTTCATGATAGTAACTCAGTGTTCATTGTTGTTGACATTGATTTTATATTTCCATCTTTAATATAAAAATGATGTAATCTTGCCAGACTAGGTTTACATTCATGCAGAGTGATTGCATAAGACCCTAGTTGTTGGTCTGCTGGTAAAAATCCATTTTTGTCAATCCATGTAATTAATTTATCAGCGGCATGTGGTTTAATAATGTAAGCATACGCCCCAACAGAATACCGACCTGCTCCGTTGTTCATGTCTGGGTAAGGTTCAACTATATTATAGGTTAGGTTGTTGTCTTTTGTTATTTCTAATCTATCTTCGTATGTAGACCTATAGGGATTTTCTGATTCTAGTTTCAACACATCATCAAATTGATCAAGTATATTACCAGGTAATGACTTTATTAAAAACCCATCATGTTCTAAAATGATGTAAGGTTCTTTTGATTCTGCACACTCTTTCCAAAGATAATAATGACTTAAGAAACAACCGTATACTCCAGGTTTTCCTTTTTTAAATTTTTTAAGTGGGCGAATATTCAGTTTTTCTAAATGTTGTTGATATTCTAATCCGTTGATAGCATTAAAAATTTCAACAGATATCCCAAACCTTGTAGCCTGCTCAATGCAATCTTTAGCCACTCTCTCAGATAGTGCATTATTTTTTAGTATTATTATTTTTGCTTTCATGTATATATATTTTATCTGTATCGTTTAATTTTTCAACATATTGATATCCCAACGACAGCAACAGTTCTTCAGTCTTGCTATTGATATTTTCACCAAATCTTGTGTCTAATTGATCCCACATTTCAATAGCAATAACAGGTTTAAATTTTGTAATAGTGTTAATAGCCCCAAGCAGTGCAAAGTATTCATAGCCTTCTATATCTAAATGTATTAGACTACAATTAGTAAGCCCTAAATTATCTATCAAGTATACAGGATAACTGCCTTCACCATTGATAAAACTTTTTCCTCTGCTCCAGTGTTTGATTGCAAGTTTAACTAGACCTGGACTGTGTCCGAGACAAGCCTGTGCTTTGATAATATTATCGTCGGGGCAATTTCTTACTAAGCAATAAAAGTTTAACCAATCTGGTTCAAAAGTATATACTGTATCAAAGAGTTTTCCGTATTGTTTTGGATACAGGCCGCAGTTTCCGCCGGCTTGTACTACTACTCTCTTTTCTAGAACATAGTTAGATATCTTAGTTGGTAGATCAAAATGTTTGAGCAAAAATGTCCATGTGCTAACATCTTCTTTTGGCCAGCACCAACCATCTCGATCTTCAACAAGATGTTCAATCATTAAAATACTTGATCTCTTTTAACATTTCATGCCCATCCCAGGATCCAATCATGTTTGACCTGCGCCAGCTCAATCATGCCCCAACTCTTTAACAGGTCTACGGCAGCAAACTGTCCATATTGCTGACTGTAGGCATCATGAGGTTTTTGTTCAATGACCATGACAGGACGGTGTGTTTTGATAGTGTGTTCTGCACCCTGTAACACACGATATTCAAAACCTTCACAATCAATCTTGATATAGTCAACATCTGTGATATCGAGACTATCTAATCGACATATTTCAGTATCTCCGTTGCCTATACTGTCAGGATCAACATGTGTGTGCCCAGTGTTGCCCACTGTGATGGTCATGTTGACAGTGGTATCCTGATCGCCCAGTGCCACTGTTCTGATGGATAATTTGTGATCGACCACATTTTTTTCCAAACAGGCTCTAAACTGTGCCACAGGTTCAAATGCAACTACCTGGTCAAAATGTTGTACAAGATCCCTTGACCATAAGCCCACATTAGCGCCTATGTCCAAGGCAGTTCTATGTTGTTTAACATACTGTAAACTTTTAAGTCTCACAGGTTGTTGATATTCAGCAGGACCGCCTTTGCTGATGTTTTTATTGAGCATTTTGGGAAAATGATCTTCGGCATCTGGGAACCACCAGCCGTGACTTTCATACATCAGATGTCTCCTGCAGTATCCTCCAGGCCGTGCCGTTTCTCAATTCATTCACATGGAATTGACCATAGGCCAGATGGCAGGCCCAGGCATGGCGTTCGTCGTCGGTGGGCCACCAGGGTGTGTCAATCTGAGATAGGTCTGTGTTAGACACAGGAATGGCAGCATTACATGGTGCCATGGCAAACACAGGCACTCCTGCCAGAACAGCTTCTGTGCCTGCTATTGAATTGTAAGTGACAACAGCATGAACATCATTTAAGGCATTTTCAATCTTGTCGTTTTTTCTAACCTTGCGATCAGGATTGCGTTCACGTATGATAATGTCTCGGTCAGTGTGTTGTTTAATGGTGGCAACTGTTTCTTCCAACCATTTTGTCAAATCTATGTCGTAAAAACGGCAGGGCTTTTCGTCTGGAGCCGCAATCAATATTTTGCTGCCATGTTGACGACTTTGAATTTGCAGACCCAATTGATCCCATCGGTCGCTGGGTCGTGCAATAACCTGATCGTGCTGCAGGTTGTTGTTGACTATTCTATGATACAGTTTCCAACCGTTGGGATTTTTGGAATGGGCACTGTTGCCCAGGTAGCCTGTGTCCATGTATCTAAACGGTCTTTTGTCCTGCCAACACTGTTTGATAATTTTTTTCTTCATGATACCGCGTATGACCAGTGGATCTGCACTGTCCTCGTAGCGCCATGTTTCCAAACAAGTGGGCACAGTTTTACAGCCACGAGCAAACATTTCAATATACTCGTCTGAGTTTTTTTTGTTTAAAAATATCCAGTTCATAGCCAATATGCCTCTGTTCTTGTAACTTTTAGATCTTCACGACTGCTGCGTTGCAAATCTTTTCGATCGCCTTTCAGATGATCCAGCCAGGCTCCCCATTCAGAATTGATCAAGGGATGACCCTCTCCGATGCTGTTGTGCTTGCTGCGTCTTAGATCAACCAGGTCAGCTGCCCAGTTTAACTCGATCAATCCTGGTATACGATTTCTCACAGCATCAAACACAAATGAATCATGCCACTCGTCTAACAAGAAGATGCCGTTTTCGGCGTCATTGTACATGCGTTCAAACTCTCTAAGGAATCTTTTAATGCCCTGGGTGCCCAACTTCATGGAATAAAGACCGCATTCGCTGAATTTTTTATATCTGCCCAAAAAACACAGTTCGTAACTGGCACCACATAATCTGTCCAGATCTTCAACTGTGATCGGACTGTGACACACTGTGTCGGCATCCATCCATATCAGCACATCAGTGTTGACATGTCTTGCACAGTCAAAAATACTGTAAACCTTGTGTGCAAAACGCACAGCGTCCCATTTGAATCCTTTGCCTGCATCCTTTCTCAAAGATCTCACAGGGTCATGGGAAATATCGCCTGTGGCATAAGGAACCGCTTGCCACCGCTGTTTGAACGCAGTCAGTTCTGAGACTGTGGCAATGTCTCGAATCTCAAGATTCTCTGCTGATTCTGTAACTGCACAGTTTTCGCTGTACACAATCAGATTTACTGACTTGGGCCAATGGTTCAAAAAAGTTGTAATCATGCGGCGGCCATACTTTGCATAACCATTGGCATTGAAGGTGGTAAGTACTGTGTATTTCATATCACATACTTAGTTTAAAAACATAGCACATTAAATATTTTATTATTCCTGTGATATTCCCAACATAAATCTGGAACATGGCTAAAAAAAATAGACCACCCATCAGCAGCACGATTGATTGTGCCTGTGTGATACACGGCGATGCATATGATTGGATCTATGTTGAGCGTTTGTATAACATGTTGCAAACCAATGTTTCGCATACAGTGCATCTACATGTATTTACTGAAGCTACAAGACCAGTCCCGGCTCCGTTTATCAAGCATGAACTGACAGAATGGCCAGGCATTAGCGGACCCAAAAAATCCTGGTGGTACAAGATGCAGATGTTTGATCCTGCACACAATCTAGGTAGAGTTTTGTATTTTGATCTGGATACTGTGATTACCAAAAACATTGATTGGATGTGGCAGTTGAGTGATAATTATTTTTGGGCAGTGAAAGATTTCAAACATCTATGGCGGTCAGCATGGAATGGAATAAATTCCAGTGTGATGATTTGGGACACACAAAAATTTGCATGGATATGGAATGACTTTTGTGGAAAAAATATCAATGCAACTGTGAAACTGCATCACGGTGATCAAGACTATCTCAATACTGTGCTGTCTGATCAAGACCGTAGATTTATTGATCCTGCAGTGATAAAGAGCTGGCGCTGGCAGTGCAAAGATGGTGGTATGAACATGCGTACCCGACAGTATCAAAATCCCAATGCTGGCACAGTGGTAGATCCTGCCACTGCTGTTATGATCTTTCATGGCAGACCCAAACCGCATGAACTTGTAGATCCTGTAATTGCACAATATTGGAATTAAAATATGATCATAAGAAAATTTAAACAAATGGGCGAATCCTACGGAACTCAACCAGTTCTTGTGGTGGCCATGCTGGATGGCACTGAATCTTGTAGACGCTATACTGATCCTGTGGCTGCACAGTTACCAGTATTTCCGGATCACCAAATTCACGGCATAGATCTGTTTGAGTGGACTGATCCCAAAGAATGGGCTGGTACACGAACCATGACCATCACAGTCACAGGTGGAATATATTTGTTAACAGATACCCTGGCTACCTACGGATTATATAGGGATTTAACCAGCCCTACTTATCCACCTCCGCTGTTGCCTGGCGGTGCAGCTCGATTCTGTATGCCTTTTACCACAGTGATTGACGGAGTTACTTTTAAAGATCCCTTGACTGATGTTACAATCAACGGTGTGGTACAAACTCAGGAACGTTCGTCAAATACCACAGGACAGTGGTATTGGGTTATCCCGGACGGAGCTACGTTCGGCTGCACTATCAACATTCAACCCGGTATTGATTTGCCCGAATGATTTAAAAGATACAGCATAAATAACTGCAATCGGAGAGAAGTATGACAACAAGAACTTTCAAACAATTTGGTCAAGGATACGGTGCTACTCCTGCTACTATTGCAGTTACCTTGGATAGTGTGCAGATTTTTGGCGGCGACATTGCCACCTTGGATCAACCTGTTCCAGACATGCCCATTGTGCCAGGCGAAAATCTTGGTGTAGAATTATACTCCTGGACCAAAGATCTAGCATTTCAAGGCGCAGATGTCTTGCAAATCACAGTGGTCGACGGTACATTTTTGATAGCCAAGAGTGTGGCCAACTACTTCAAATATATTGATCCTGCTCTACCATCTGGTCCTTATGCCAGCTCTGGTCCAGATAATTTTGTGCCATTTTACTACTACACAGCCGATGGCGAAGTTGTATATGACGCCTTAAGCAGTGTTGCCATTGATGGTGTTGCACAAACTGTAGCAAGAGTACCAGGAGAATACGGACAATGGTATTGGGTACTGGGCCCAGGCCAAACACTAACAGCTACCTTGAATGTTATAGCTGGCTACGAATCTACCAATATCTACCCACCAGTGGTATAAACTGTTGTACAAAAACAACACAAATTTGCCCCAGATTTTGGGGCTTTTTTGTGGCTAAAATGCTGATTTTGGTAGACCTGAAATAGCCGATTTGTTATACTAGTTTTACAGTAACAAAACGGAGTAAAAGATGAACTTAGCAATCGGCACTAAAGTACGTTGGGAAAGCGCAGCCGGCGTCAAACGTGGCACTATTAAAAACATTGTTCTTGCCCCTGCTGCTAACGATAAGGTTACACCCTGGATTGATGTTGAATACTTAGTACAGATTTCAGACATGTATCAGCTCAGAAGTGTACGTCTTTGTGCCAGTGACAGCAACCTCAAAGGCATGCGTGTCGCACTTGTTGTATAAAAACAACACTCAAAAAGTGGTAGACCGGTAATACAATATCGGCTATAATAGTTATACAGTAACAAAACGGGGTTAAAAATGACCAAAGAAGAACTCGGCGAGTTAGCAATGGAAATCCTCAATACAGCGGATACCAGCGGTCCTGACACAGAAGACGGCGTTATCACTGTAGATTCCGACCTGTTGTTTCGCTACTACGTTATGCGTGGCGTGGCCAATAGCGAAGCTAAAAAGAAAGCAAAAAAGTTGCATAAAAACAACAGTTAAAAAGTGGTAGACCGGTAATACAATATCGGCTATAATAGCTATACACTAACAAAACAGGAGCAGTAAATGACCCAAGTCCTAATCCGCAACGGCGTTTATCGCAATAAACCCGTACACAACGAAGTGTTTGAACTAGTCAAAGACTTCACAGCTGGCGCAAAAGGCGGCTTTGTGACAGTAGACAGCCGGGGCTTCTTTGGCCCTGAGTTTGGCATTGCTCGTGTCCGAGTTGACAGCATTGACCAAATTGAAATTCAGGGTGCAGATGCTACTGCCCCTGTTGCCAAGTCGGCACCTGCGCCAGAAGCAACAGATGAAGAAGTTATGGCTCGTATCCGCGGCCGTTTTGAAATCCTAGACGAAATGACCAAGGCTGCGGTAGCTGGCGATGTCCGTGCAATGATTGTGTCGGGTCCGCCAGGCGTAGGCAAGAGCTACGGCGTTGAAAAGATTGTTGAAGCTGCTTGTTTGTTTGACAAGATCTCCGGCAAGCGTCTCCGTGCAGAAGTTGTCAAAGGTGCAGCTACTCCAATTGGCCTGTATCAGACCTTGTACAAGTACAGCGACAAGAATTGCGTACTGGTGTTTGATGACTGCGACAGCATCCTGCTTGATGACGTCAGCTTGAACTTGCTTAAAGGTGCCTTGGACTCAGGCAAGAAGCGTAAGATTTCATGGTTGTCAGAATCCAGCACTCTGCGCCGTGAAGGCATTCCAGACCAGTTCAACTTCAATGGTACTGTGATCTTCATTACCAACCTGAAGTTTGACAAGATGAAGAGCCAGAAGTTGCGTGACCACTTGGATGCACTCCAGTCACGTTGTCACTACCTGGACTTGACACTTGACACCATGCGTGACAAACTGTTGCGTATCCGCCAAATTGCAAATGACGGTCAGTTGTTTGCAGAATACGAGTTTGATGACGAAACACAAGAAGAGATCATTGACTTTATGGCACACAGTGCTACTCGTTTCCGTGAAATGAGCTTGCGTATGGCAATCAAGATTGCTGACCTGCGCAAGAGCTTTCCGCTCAAGTGGAAAGCAATTGCTGAAGTTACTTGCATGAAAGCAGAATAATGTGTGAGTTTTTAATATTTGCGGGACTGGTAGTATGTTGTTTGCTGGTCCCGATTTATGCCCATAAACAGACTATAAGGAATCGTGATGACAGATAAACAAAAACTTATTGACGCTTTTGCAGATTTAAAAGCTGCCATGTTAACATTTGAAAAAGAATTGTCCAAGGCCGATGCTGCCGGACTGTGGGTTGGAGCTGGTTTTGATCCAGGCTCTTTTGGTGATGCGTTAGAAGCCATTGCTGAAGATTCAGACATTTTAGATGATGTTGATTGCGAGTTGCATCCGGACGAGGACGAAGATGCGTAAGCTGATCATGGAACGATTGAATAACATCTGGTGTGACGAACTGGAAGGCATTCACGAAATTGCCCAAAGTGAATTCAGCTTGATGAGTGATGAAGAATTGTTGGACTTGTACGACGAGGTATTTGGATTCGGCGGTTAGGTTATACCCAGGTTGCCTGTAGTAAACGCTCCTGTTTAGGCAATCTGTTTTGGGCATCGTAGCAATACGGTGCCTATTTTTTTGACTTTATGTTGCTATATACTGTATACTACACTATGGCACATTATTTGCACGTTGAGTTAGCATCCACTTTTAAATTAAAATTCCGTATCCTGGCAACACCAGTTGCTGAACTATGGTGTGAACGTATGACTCACCGTGACACGTATCCATTAGACCATCCTGATAGATTCTACGGGTTTGATTCTCACGACATTGAAGTTGGCCGAGCTACGGCACAAATACAACAATGCATCAGTACAATCAATGGCCACAAAAAAATTATAGATCGGCCCTTTACCGATATACATGACCAAGACTGTTTGAATTATTTGCATAACATATTCGAACGTTATCACGGCTTGTTGGATCAGCAGACCCATGAGTATTGGCAGCACAGTCCCGACTCAGTTAGACGTGCGTTGGCAGAGTTGAACTTGGCAGTTCACCGTTGTGAAACTGTTGCTCGTGGCAATAAACCGAGATTTGTATGCACTTGGTTTGGTATGCCCAAGACAGAAACACTGGCAGCTGATTTAATCGCAGCATACGGAGAGCTGTCACCTGAGTTTGGTACTGTGTGTTTAAACTATGTAGAAATAGGAAAGACCTTGGAAGATCTAACCCAAGATCAAGATGAATACATAGCCGATGACGCTTTTAAGCCATTCGGTCACTACTCCGCAGACTTCGTAGTACGATTCTTTACAGAAAGTACACAAGCAGTTGATGCTAAATTGCAAAGAATAAAAGATTACTACAACAAACACATTGACTTTTTTAATAGACGCGGCTATAATACATTCAATGATCCTGTACTTTTACCGTATAGATTGCCGGTGGCAAAACTAGAAACAGATTTATCACAGGACAAGATCATAAAACAAATACAAGAACAGCAATACATTACCCGGGTTCATATACAATGACAACAGCAACTATAATCATACACGACGAAGTTAATATCAAGATTGAAGGACTAGATCTTGACACTCGTCGCAAGCTAGTAAACAAGTTCAAGTACCTTAATCCAGCTGCTCGTTATTTGCCGGCTGTAAGGCTAGGTAGATGGGATGGTAAGGTAGCATACTTTCAGAT